ATCCTTCCCTATACTCTCCCTATACTCTGCTAGCCGCTTTTTGCATATACTACTACTAGATATGCAATAAGTGGCTAGCAGTACTATATGCAATAAGTGGCTAGCAGATATGGAGGTAGGTGCGAGTAACCTTTAGCTGTATGGTCTAGCCGCTTTTTGCATATAGTACTACTAGATATGCAATAAGTGGCTAGCAGGTGGGTGACGAATAGGTAGGGTAGGGTAGGGTAGAGAAGTGGTCTAGCCACTCTTTGCATATACTACTATTACTATATGCAATAAGTGGCTAGGTTCAGCATAGTGAACAAGATCGCAGAAAACGTTCACTATAGTGAACAGCTCTACTAGACTAGACTAGATACTAGGATCATCTCAGTAATATCATATAGTTACAAACCAATTCTTAACAAGGTTGTAATTCTCTGCGTGTAACTATGCGAAATCATTGAGGATTTTGGTACTTTTGTCCCCCTCCCCCCTTGTTCACTATAGTGAACTTCACACTGTTGCTATACGATCTGCACACCAATATATCTTTAACTATCAACATGTTGGACTTAAAGGGGTTTTGCTTCCCTGTTACAGAGCGTTCACTATAGTGAACAGGAAGTATAAGTTAACGGGATGACTAGAGAAAAGCTCAAGGGAACAGGGAAAGGATAGAAATAACGGAAATGGGCAAAAAAATCCCCCCATTGCGGGGGGGGAGGGGGGGGTGGAGAGGAGAAGGGTTACTCCTCCTCCTCGCCGTCCAAAATGTTTCCGTACCCGTCGACGGGGTACTCCCGCCGAGGAGTACGGGGTGCTGGCTGTGCCGGAGCATGACGCCCCGACACAACTAGCTGACCCCCACATTGTCTGTAGGGGTCAGTGAACTCTACCCCTCCGGTTATGCACCGGAACACTCCGGTGCACAACCCCCGGTTTGGAAGCTCCGAGTAGACCGCCCCACAACGGGGGCAGGTCCACTCCCGGGGCTCCCCGAGAGTACGGGCTTCCTCCTCCCTTCGGAGGAGGGCCTCCAAGACCTTCACCTCCAGTTCGCACTGGAGGTTTCGATTCCTATTTCCAAAATCTCCCATATCAACCCTCCTGTCAATGATAGTCTAATGCTATAATTATAGCACAGAATATAGGTTTGTCAAGAAAAAATTTTGTACAAAAAGTAAAAAAATGTGTGATCCCGAATAGCGGATCACGACGACCCTGACTGCCTGATCCTAATTACCTGACCTGATCCTGACCTACATGATCCTGAGTACCTGATCCCATGTGTCTTAATTCTCTTGTCTTAATTCTCTTGCGCCTCTTGACAAAAAGAAAAAATGTGCTATAATTATAACAACAAAAAAATCAAACAAAGGAGGGTGTCATGTACGTAAAGAAAGGAAGGAAACTAACGGCAGAAGAAGTAGAGGATTTTCTAAGGAGGCTGATAGCGGAAAGGCACCTGAAGGTCGACGCCTATGACCTCCAGGCGTATGCCAGGCAATTTGCGGAGGTCAACGACGTCCTGCTGGGAGATGCCGAAGGAAAAATCTACGGCCTCGTGGAGAAATACCCACGAGCCCTAGACAGAGGGGACCACTATTTCTCTATCATCTACGTGTCGGAAGGGACGATCCGGCGTGTATGGATGCCGGAGATCGCCGAGCTCGTGGGTGCGCACACAAAACAGAGGGATGACGTTCCCTTCTTCCACTTCAAAAGTGGGGTGATAGGGGCGGACAGACTGATCGAGAGCACCGACAGATTCTTCGAGCTCCTAAAGAGGATGGGTGGATGCTACGCTCAGATCAGTTGGTTATGAAAGGAGGGAGGGGACTAACACCCCTCCCTTTTTGCGTCAAAAGGAGGCAAAAAATGAAATGGAAGATAATCGCAAGACACAAATGGGTCGCAGGTGCAACGATAACCGAGAGCTATAACGACGATGAAGAGAGAAGATTCACGGCAACAATCGATGGTTACAGGAACTGGAGAATCTATGAAGGACACCTCCGGGAGGATCTCGCTATGGAGGTGATCCGGATTGTGAAATATATACAGAACGAGATCCGGAAAGGGAATGAAGAGATATTCAGTAGAAAGGAATATTCTAAGGAGGGACAAAGATGAGAAAAGAAGAAAGAATCAGACACTTCAAAGAACTCACGGGGTCAAAAGCAAGGAAACTGTCTACACTCCATCAGGCGGTCATCCAATATCTCGCCGAGCATCCGGCACAACCAATATACAAGAGAGGAAACAGAGACGTAACACTCCATCCGAGGTGGAAAGAATGCACCCTCGAAAGGAAGGCGGACAGGGCGGCGGCTCATTTCGGTGTGTGGAGGAGAGACGTCGCAGACCAGTATGCGCAGGAACTCACGCTCCAATATGTCGACATAGAAAGAGCGGGAAGATGTTACCGCCAGTCACGCTCACGGTGGGCGGGCGGTGGACGCTTTGTCCAGATGTACGTGAGAGAAATCCCTGACTGCTGCGGGAGGAGTAGGAGGGCATGGAGCTACAACGGGAAGTGGTCAGGGACGGATTCGTTTTTAGACTTTTGCGTCACTGCTCGTGCCGTACAGATATTCCCCAGCCTCATCGTCGGTGGGCTGGTAACCTTAGATGCCACCCCGGTCGAGGGGCATCCAAGAGCATACGGGGCAGTATGGGCAGAGCAGGGTAAGGGCTTCAACATTAAGCCTGTTCAGGGTTTCATCATCAAAGGCTATCACGCAAAAACAAATAACTTCAAGGCGGCTCTCAAGAAAGTCGCAGAGGCTAGAAGGGCTGCTCTACAAACAATAATGCGTCGTCGAGCGGACAGGGCAAATCACTCATCCATATGGGTATCATACGAGGATAGTATTCGGGGGGGCAATTGCCCCAGCGGTACAAAAGCCTTTGCTCATACTGTCGCCCGTGCTATCGGGGCAGCCGGCGACTTCGCAGTCCGTGCGGATGTGCTACTCCGCATTCGTAATGATGGATACACACGGCGAGCTGTCCGGGCGGCAGAAATGAGATACCGAACTTGAAAAATTGGTAGACCTCGTGAGCGAATGTGATATTGTTCTACACTCAGTAAACTATTATAGCTACCATATCCTGTGATAGAAATATATGATGTGCTTGTTCTTCTGTGTTAATTCTCTTGTGCAATTACAAAGAAGCCCCCACCGTTGGGGTAAGGGTGAGGGCAAAGAGGGAAAAGGAGGGTCTACTATAAATATATCTCTGACATGATGAACTTGTCAAGTGTTTTCTCGTAGTGTAAATAATACTTGACATTTTCATGTGTAGAAACCATAGTATTATTAAGTGGAGGTGAAAAATGGAATATCTACCTAAGAGAGTAAAACTGCGTGAAACAAGAATATCATACACCAAGAAAGAGAAAACTTATCGAGTATTTTCTATTGCAGTCCCTGTCGAGTACGTAAGAATGAAAGAATGGAAAGCAGGACAGAAATTCAGCCCGCATCTCACAGAAGAAGGAATAGTATATGTTGCAGTTCCTTCTTTATAAGGTCTGGTATGAATAATCGCCTTCGTGGTAAGAAAACCGAACGTGCTGTCGCCGAACGTATAGGTGGTGTATGTGTTGGTATTCTGGGTAAGGAGGACATACAAGTGTCGGACTGGAGTGTAGAGGTGAAACATAGGAAGGTGTTTGCTGGAGAAAAATTCCTCTTACAAAGTGAACGTAATTGCCCAAAAGGGAAAACACCTATTGTCATAGTCCATCTACATGGTAAGGAACACAGTAAGGATATTGTAATGATGAGGCTTAGGGATTGGGAAGCATGGAACGGATCGATAGACTAGAAAGGTTTTTTTCTGACATTCTCAAGCGGTAGTTCACTGTTTCTCCGTTTTTTCCGCTGTCGTTGCTTTTTCACTGGTTCGCAATATTCTAAATGTTCCTGATATACCTTTTCGGCTCTTCCTTCTTCACCTATATCAAGAAACATAGCGCCGCAAACATTACAGATTATCATACCCTTACTCTCTTCCGTATCTTCTTAAGGATACAGTCTATCTTCTGTCTAATTCTCTCCTTGGATAGACCGAGGTCATTCCCTATCTGATCTAGAGTTCTGTCATAGAAAAACCTGTCTACGATTATTTCCCTCTCGCTTTCCGTGAGCAGAGAAAGTATCTGTTGGACCATGAGCCTGTTGTCTGCATCACTAGTACGCATAGCAGTGCTATGTAATGCTACTTCTTCCTGAACATCATCAAGACTATACTGCATAACACTCCTACTATTCAACCCGATAGCAAACCTAACCATGTTGTGATAGACATTGATGAGGAAGGGTCTGAACTCTCCCCGTGTATAGTCGTATACTCGCAAATGCTTGAATAGGCTATACATTCCAAAAGATACAAGCTCTTCATACGAAGTATAGTATTTAGAAGCTATATTGTGGGCGTAGCGTTTGACCGTCTTGACATACTCGGTAAGGTCTTGCCGTTCTATCAGTGTTGGTTGTCTCAAGGCTAATGGCACTTTCGGCCTACATCTTAAATCTACCATACTTTCCATCATAACCCTCCTTGAATGATATATTTTTCCTTCTTATCCTATCGAGAAGCTGGTTAAGATAGTCGTTATCGGTAATTTCCATACCTGATAAGATGTCTAACTCTTTGGTGGTTTGTATATCTACTTTAACTTTACGCAGAATGTCGGATAAAGGAATGATGTAAGTGTCCTTGAGAGGTGAAGCAGTATCTCTATATTTCGATACTGTATACTTTGTACCGATTGTATACTGCTTACCACATACAGGGCATACTGTATCTGTATCGGAAGATGTGTTGCAATCCCTATGTCCGTTGAGATAATACTTTCCGAGTTCCGGCGGATGCTCCAAAGTCCAGTAGCTCTCTCGTACAATTGCTTGATGGAATGTAAGAGTATTCGGGATCATAGTGACTTCTCTCCCAATCTTGCTAGTGCTATGTGCATCGGAAAATGATACAAGAGGAATAGATTGTAGGCATGAAATACTCCATATCATCTCTCGTGAAGCTGATAGACCTGTTTCTAATGCGTCTGGTTTGAGTTCTACAACCTGTTCTGGTGTCCATGAATATCTATACCCCATGATACCATACCATGGGGTGAAACAGTGGGCAGGGATGAATAGAACAGTATCAGATACAGACTTAACAGCATCTTTTAGGTCGTGTAAATTAAGATAGATGTTAGGTTTCCCTTGACTATCACTCCAGTCTTCCAACTGTACCCTTACCTTTTCCACGTCATCCCATGTCATAACAAGCAATACATGACATTGCTTATTCCTGTCTACACTGCATATTTCTGTAGTAGGTAACACCTCTATATCTGGGCTGTCTATGTAGAGTTCCCATTTTTGCTTCCATTCTCTTACAAATATATCACCTGTTCCAACGATGTCAACGCCCTTCTGTCTGCATTCAGACAGAATAGCCTCAGGAGTAATATGAGCAGAAGTACCTCTAGAGTATGGAGAATGGATATGAAGGTCAACGTATTTCATGCTATTTCTGTATTTCCCATTTGCCAGTGAAAGGGTTATACTCAAGTGGAGTTTCTGGTCTACCATAATCCCATTTGTTCTCAAAGGGGTTATATTGTAGTTGTGCATCAGGTCTTTCATAGGACCATGTATTTTCCATGGGATTGTATCTGAGTTCGTTCTGCATAGTTCCGTTATTCTGTTGCATGATTCTGTTATGTTGTGCAAAGCATACTGTTGTAAAAGAGATAAACAATGTGGCAATTAGTAATGTTTTCATTTTGTATTCCTCCTTATATTTGCCCCACAATCAATTTTCTTGAAGGGAGGGGTATACTACCCTATCTGTGCCTTTTAAAAAATCGATTGTAGATGAAATATGACGATTTGAAGGGCAATTTATAGCCATCATAACCATGTCATAGTATCCCTTAACTCAAACTCTATTGCTTCCCTAAACCATAGCGGAAATAGTGAAGGATGTCTGATCAATATCCCTTTTGCCTTCTCGTCGTATACATATACCCTCGCCCAATCCTTCTCATGTCTCACTGCCCTACCTGAACCTTGGACAATATCCTGTGCACATTGAGATAGATACCATAGTCTACCCCATTTGCCAGAGTAACATCTTGCATTTGTAAGAGGATCGTTCAAATCAGGAAATGGACACTTGAGGAACAATACCCACCTTGCCTTGTCGTCGGGGAGGTCTATGCCTCGTATAGAAGATGGACTGACGAATACTCCATCTTCTGATTTCAGGAACTTCTGGAACACTTCCTGCTTGTTAGACGGATTGTGGATGAATAATCTTGGTGATAAGTTTTCAAGAACGGATGATAGCTGGTAGTTTACTGTATGGATTATGCCTTTCCTAACTTCTACCTGTAAGAGTTTCAGCACTTCATCTTTTATCCTGTTTTTTGTCCAGTCGTCTAATCCTGTTTTGTGAGATAAGCCCCACATGGGAATAAAGAAAATAGGCCTGTTGTCGCTATTAAACATAGAAGGAAATTCAGCATAGTCCATCTCATCAAGGTGTATGCCAAATAAACCGCATAATACCTCTTTCGCTGGTAGAGTAGCAGACATGAATATAAACCGTTTTCCATAGTCGAATAAAAACATGTCTGCCAAATCTCTTGTTATCCACTTTGGCTTGAGATAGATGGTGTTTCCTGTGTAGTAGTATACCCATTTATCACCTGTTAATTGTTGCTCGTCTACTACACTAGACAGGAATAACAGTTTTTTGTACATTCTTGTTATGGTGTTATACTGCTGCAATATGCGTCTATGGTGCTGTTGTATATGTCTGTAGTGAGATATCCTCACTACCTGCTCGTGATATTCGTTCAGTCTCGTGGATACTACTGGTAATGCTTGCTGGACAAATTTAGCGAAACTCTCCAACACTGTCTTTCTATCTGGTAATACTGTTATTCCAAGATCGGTTAAGGCATCTGTGTTAAATACAAATGAAATAAACTCTACAAGGGCATTCTCTATTGCATCAGCTTCGTCTATGATTATCGTTCTCGACTTATACTTGTCCTTGCTCAAGAATCCTGCATAGTTACATGCAGTCAAAAAATAGGCAAAGTTAAGAATAGAACAGGGATTTTTCAAAGCATTAGTTTTAGCTTCTTCATACTTACAGTCAAAACACTTAACAGTTATATTGCAATCACCAGCGTTATCAAACTCACTACCAAGTTTTATACACTTATAGTTACTTCTGCCCCAGAGGATGGAACAGAAGTCAAAGTCCTGTTGGAGTTGTGTCTGCAGGTGGCGTGATGAACAGAGGTAGAAGAATGGAGGCTCTACTGCCTCCATAGCAACAAGAGACTTACCGCTTCCTGTTGGGGCATTGATAGCGATAAATCTCTTATTGCTATTCTTGATAAAGTCTATGGCTTCTACCTGAACATCACGGAGCCTTTTGCCTGCTAATCTTCCTTTTGTGGCTTTGTCCATTGTTCATTATTGAGAGGGGATACTCCCTCTATATCTTTGCTTTCCCGTAAGTGATTGTATAGTTTTACCAATCGTGATAGCATCCACCATCTCGCTTTTCGCCTATCTTCAGCATAGTAGATATGCAATCCTCTGATCTCGAAAGAAGCGAGACTATGATACCGTGCATTAGGATGGACGGAAGAAAACCTATGAATATCATATATATCTTTCTCCGTTCCTTCTATCAGTAACCCCTTCCACCAGTAATCCTTCAGCCTTGCTATTTCTCTTTCAAACCTCTCTCTGTTCTTTCCTATCACAGATAACAAGTCTGATATGCTTTTACGTTCTATTGCTATTCTGTCTTCAAAGCCTAAAACAGAATAGTCACCTTGATCGAGTTTCTTATAGATTATCCAAGGCTTACTGGTAAGAAATAGAGGAGTCTGTTCTCTCGTGTCTACAACAAGCGTGAAACCATCAGGGATTTCTATGCTTGGACTAAACTTGTGGATTTTCATATAGTTTTCTTTTGCCTATGAACTCGTCCTCTAGGTTTGCTATTCCGGTTACCCAGTTCAAGAAGTTAGTAATCCTATATACGGCTTGTCTATCCATCCCGTCTATGACTTGTGGAAAGTATAAGGATATGGTAGTCTCACCTCTGCTAAAGCGTATCTCGGCCATAAGCCTTGTATCGTCATCTATTTTGTCTTCTATTTCAACCCTAAACTCCATGGTAACCCTCCTTAATAAACAAATCTAATCTTAACCCCATGACAATACCCCTTAATAAACAGAATCAATCTTAAATCTTAATAAGCAAAAGGGCATCCCCCAGAAAGTAGAGTAAGGAGGAGAGGGCATTGCCACCCTCTCCCCCTTGATATTACCAGCTATCCTCATCTTCTTCTTTTTCAGTTTCTTTCGTAAACACTTCTTCCTGTACTGGTGGTTTAGCAGATTTAAGTGGAGCAAACTCATATACATCAGCAACAGTTCTATCTGCACCGTTCTTGTCCTTGTATGTCCTGTGTCTGACAAGTCCTGCAACGGTTCTACTTGCAAGCTGGGCTATAGCCATATTAATTACTTGCATGCACTTACTGCTAGATATATCAAGATACTTGTTTGCCCACTCCTGCACTGATAAATCAGGGTTAAGGTTAAACTTCTTTTCCAGTTTGTCTACTATACCAGCACCCTCAAGCATCATAGCCAAGGCTTTGCGTCCTGACGCTCTGGACAAGTCAAATGATACAAAAGCATTACTACCTGTCTCCTCACCCTCAGAGCAAGTAAGAGTAAAGTTAAGTCTGCTTGTAGAGCTTCCATCTTCAGCCGTTCCAAACTTACCCTCACCTATCGTGAAGATGTGCTTTCCTTCTGATAACAGGGAAAAACCTATCCTCCAATCTGCATCTGTGTATCTCATGTTAAACCTCCTTGTTAAATTTTATCTCCTCGTCGGAGAGTGTTTGGTCGTCATCATATCTGTGCCTGTGTAGTGTTTTCTTCTGCTGATAATAATAATCATCATCAAGTTCATCGAGTTCATCTTCATCTATATCTCCATACCACATGTCCATATCATCCCTCCTTACTCACCTCCCCCTTTTTCTTTTGTTTCCTTTTCATGTGCAAGTATCTTTGTCCAGTTCAACAGCCCCTTGATTTCCCTACCTGAACGTTTACCTGACCACTTTGCGATGAATGAACCATCAGAAGTAAATGTAACCATAGGTGGATATAAGACATTTCCTTCAGCATCCAGTCTCTGCTGAACAAGACCTATCAAGTCGAAGAATGCAGGATAGTCCTTATTAAAGTCTTTACCTGCAAATGCAGGAGCAGCGGACAATTCCCTGTTCCACTTCGGCATATCGTCAAGAAGAGATGTACATACTACTATGACACCATAGGTAGTCATAAGTCCAAGTGTCTTGCATAGCCTCTTAGCGAGGGATGATAAAGTTCCGTATCCTGTCATATCCGTTCTACCTAATGCTACGAGGGGTCTTGTATTCCCGAAGACTTCAGCTTTTGCTGTTTCATCCTCGATGTCTCCCAGCAGTATAACATTTACCAGAAACGAAATTGGGTCAACTACAAGTGATTTATACTTCTTCGTAATGTCTTCCATATGCTGGTTGAGATAGCTGAACAGGCCGAGAAAGTCTTCCGGGTGGAGTATGTCTATGTCTGTGAAGTCTACTACATGTCCTGCTGTACGTTCTACTGGTTTAGGGTCACACTCAATGTAGAGTATGGGTTTGGGTAGAGTAGACAGGGTTGAAACAGTCTTACCTACTCCTGTTTCACCGTAAATCAAAGCCATTGTTCCTGATACTTTTTGTGGTTTTCTTATTAGCATAATACCCTCCTTAATTTAGATTTCCAGTTAAGTATAGACCTTATGTCGAGTTTAGCATAGCTTCCAAGAGGGATAAATTGTTACCTCACCAGTTACTGGAGATGAATATCTAAGTATTCTAGCTTTACCGTATAGAGCACAAGCAATAGCGAGATACATCCAGATAGGCGCACTACCGGTAAGAGTAACAACGTCTCCATTACCAACGAGGTCAAGAGCTTGCTGGATGTATTTGTCGAGTTTGTCTAGTCTAGCCTGCCCGTCATGAATGGTCGATAAGTCGATTGTCATAATACCCTCCTTTTTATAAGTTTGCGTTACCGTGTCTGAGAAAGTATACAATATAGTGGTTGAATACTGTTATTTCACCGGTCTCTGGAGAGACGTATTTGAGCACTGCGGCCTTATCATTTAGAGCATGGGCAATAATAAGATACATCCAGATAGGCGCATCGCCGGTAAGAATAACAGTATTTCCGCTACCGGCAAGTTTGAGAATTTGCCTAATATAGCTATTGAGTTTGTCTAATCTAGGTTGTCCGCCATGAATGGTCGATAAATCTATTATCACTGTTTTCACGATCCCCTCCTTCCTATTCTATATCACCCCTCACCTTATAGTTCACTCTATGTCTCTATCTATTGTATATAGCACATCTGAGACATTACCTGTTTCACATATACTCATATATTCACATTCTGAAGGAGATAGGCAATTAGCCTTATGCTGTGGAAAACGTTCTAATTTGTTCAGGTAGTTGATTATCTTCAAGCAGAGATTGATACGCCATTCAAGTTGTGTTAAGTCAAACTCACTACGGTAGAATTTTAATCCCCACTTGCATTCTTCTCTGTCTGCCCTGTACTTTGGGAAGTAGAATGTTGGGCGTTTCAGGATGTCTGTGTACAGCCTGTCTACAAACTTTTCAGGTGCTTCTTTGATCTCTTGCATACGCAATGCAGGAACACGGATAGGTAAGATATAGCAGTATTCGAATACAGGACTCAAGTAGAAATACCATTCCAGTTGGCTTTGTGCTACAAATGAATTCATATAGAAGTCTGGCTTGGAAGTATATTTCATCTCACCAAACCATTTTCTGTTCTTGGACACCATGTCAAGTGTTCCTGTTGCTCCATGATTCTTGAACTGAACCTCATGGTCAACATCAGGCGGTAATAGCTCTAACTCTTTCATAGTTTTAGCCATCACCTCTACCACCTGCCTATCCTTCTGCTCCTCAGGCGAAAAGTATACAGGTTCTTCTATTCCTGAAATTAGTGAGTGTAGATATGTTCCTTGTCGAAGCGGTAAGGATAATAGATGAGGTCTTATCTTGATACCCTGCTGGATATAATAAAACCTTCTTGGGCATCTCTCGAAATCATTTAAGTAGCTTCTTCTTATCTCCTCCATCTTTCCCTCCTTATTTCAGTCTATACTATATATATCTTGCTAATAATTATTTGTCAAGAGAAAAATAGAGAAAAAAATAAGAATTCGTCAAACTATAGTTGACAATTTTTGTGTTATGCCGATATATATAGTATATGAAGACAATGGTTTGCCACTTTTTGCATATTAGTAATAGGTACTATATGCAATAAGTGGCAAACGGAATAAATATGATATGATGCGATGAAGTTACTTTTAGCCACTCTTTGCATATAAGTAATAGGTATATATGCAATAAGTGGCAAGACTATACTTCATCATACCGTTACGATACCGTTACGATACTGATACTATTACGGTCACAATAAGTGGCAAGGAGGTATAAATGGAAATCAAAATCAGAAAAAGAGGTAGACCAAAAAAGTATAAATCTAAACTGACAAGGCTATCCATAACTGAAATGGCAAAACGGCTTGGATTATCCCGTCAGGCACTCTATCTCAAAAACAAAACCGGTCTTACTGTATATGATATGCACAAAATACTACAGAAAGACTTCCCGGAGATTAAGATAAGGGATGTGTATACCTGCCCCTTTCTGACACCAGGAAAGAAACTGATGAGGCTGAATAATGCTACTCTTGGTGTGAGAACTGATGGAAAGGTAGTCCTACTCAAAGAAGAGAAGATAGAGAGTACACGTAAAAAGAGGTGTGTTCTGTGTGGTATCAGGGAAGGTGAAGAAAGTATGAGTCCTAGAACAAATGCAGGGTTTCATCTTGCAGGTCATAGCTGTGTTATGGTTGAGCCGAATAGCTGGATATGCTACGAGTGCTGTAAGGGATGTCCTGAATTCGATTACTGTCAGGATGAACATGGATTCTAAACAAGGAGGGTATTATGAAAGAGTTCAAGGTAATGATAATATGGATACTGATCTGTCTTGCTACTGTCTTCATATTCCAGCTAGGTATTACTTATGATAGGTGGGACATAAGAAGGACTATTAAGCAACAAGAGGAAACAAGGGCAACAAGGACGATTAGGATTCCGCAGTTGAGGATGAACCTTGTTCCGTTTGAAAGAGGGTTTATAGATTGGATAGAAAGAGAAAATCATGGTGACTAATATCGTCCACGGAGAGGAGGTAACCATGCCAAGTTTTGATCTTGAAGTAGAATTTGAAGTCTATTGCACCTGCGGTAAGGGTCTATGTAATCAATCTGAAACAGATGTTAAAAAGAATAGAAGGATTCTAACTATAGAACCCTGTGATAATTGCTTGAATAAATCCTATGACCAAGGATATGATAAAGGATACTCGGAAGGATACTCGGACGGTGAGAACAATAGATAAACAACAGCATCGTTATATTTAGCCCACAATAAATTTTTTCAAGGGGGGGTATATTACCTACGTACCCCTTCTGGAAAATTGATCACAGACGAAATATGGCGATTTAGGGCATCACCATATTTAGCCCACAATGAATTTTTCAGAGGGGGGTATGTAGGGTGGTATACCCCCTCTCTGGAAAATCAATTGTAGGGCAAATATGAGGGCGAGTAAGGAGGATAACATGGCAAACAAAACAAAAAAGTATCAGAAAGAGTATGAGATGTTTATCAAAGAACAGCATATCTGCCAGTGCGGTTGCGGAACAGTATTAAAACCTTCTTATGAAGTGTTTTATACGAGTATGAAAAAATATAACATGCCTCCAAGATATATACACAGTCATCATCCGAGAAAGATAGACATAAAGCATAAAGAGATACCTGATATAATAGAGTATAATGGGTGTAAGATATTGTTGCTTAAGAGTAGTAATAGAAGATGTGAGAAGAGTTACAAGTGTGAGAAATATCTGGACTGTTTAAATCATATTGCTATGTTAGATGCTGAAGGGTGGAATGCTATATGAAGTCTATTCCCATGCTTTTTAACTTCTCTATCTCTCCTTTAATCTCGTCTAACAGGTGGTATTCCTTCTCTGCTCTTACTACCTTTACCTCTTCCCCTATCTTCCTGATCCCCTCTATTACCCCATCTATCGTATCAGCACCATAGATAATAGTGCATACAATAGTACCGCCCTTGGAAGCATAATACTTTTTATCCTTCTTGTATGCTGTGCTAAACTTGATATAAGGTCTATACTTATCTGGAAATCTAACCTCAAGGCTTACATCTTTAAGCTCTTCTGAACGAACAGGTAAGCAGCCCCAATACTTCTCTCTTACATCAAGGGTTACCTTCTCATTCTTTGCTATCTTGTAGATTACTTCAGGATAGTTACGGATAGCTGTGGTGAAGATATGACCAAGAGGATGAGGAATACGGCAGGTCATATCAATGAGGTAATCTTTGGCAGGACTAACTATTCTCTGTTCAGTACTTACAAATCCTCTGTAATCAAAGGTAGTAAGCATTTTATTCAGATGTGGTTCTGTTCTAGTAAACCACTTAGGTATCCTGTTCCCCCATACCCCTATGTATGCTGAATGGTGTTCTACACCCCACATCAAAGGGAAACAGAAACCATTAGCAGGAGAGAAGATACCATCTACTCCTACTTCTACTGCATCTTTAACTTCTTGTTCTACTATGAACTCATACTGCTGTGCAAACTTACCCCATCTTACCTGAAGTATGTCCAACAATGGTTCTACCTCATCATAAGAAGGAGAATAAAGGGTCTCACAATCTCCTCTGAATATACTTATCTTAACTACAACATTGTTATTCTGTTTCAGTATGTCTCTTAACTTGTCTATACCTACTACTCTCCATGTCTTCATGACTGGTAATCCTACATGCTTTAACCAGCTCTTCAGATACCATCTGTCTAACTCTAACTTCTCTCCTCTACCTGCCCCAAAACAAACCTTGCCCTGTTTTCTGAAGTAGTCTATAATGTCTCCGTATCCTATATCGAATGTCGCTATCATATCTACATCGTTTATGCGGTAGAAAGGGAACATTACCTTCTTGATACCTTCAAAGCCTAATCCGTATGAGAAGTTGTTGAATACAGGGAAGGCTGTCATGAAGTGTGTCCAGTAATAGACATCATAAGTAGAAGATAATCTTAAAGCATGTTCTACCTCTAATCCTGTTCCTAATACAAGGACTGATTTCTTGTTAGCCATCTATGGTTCTCCTGCTATTTATGGTTAGCCACTTATTGTGAACGATATGCTGACGTGAGGTTGAGGTAGGGTAGGATAAGAGTAAGAGTATAGTTTGCCACTTTTTGCATATAGTATAGTATATATATGCAATAAGTGGCAAAAGTAGGTATAGACTATTCCTCTTCATTTCCACCGTACACTTCTTCTATCTCTCTTACCTCAGGTTGCAATGTTTTAGAAACTCGTCTATAAGCCTCCGGATTCAATATCTCCAGCATATGCTGTCTGATTGCATTCTGGTCTATGTTGATTATTGGTTTACCTTGTTCTATGCTATTGATGTTCTGTGTTATTACAGCATTGAGGGTATCTGTAAATGTCTTCATATCACCCCTCGCCAGCGCTAATCCTAATCTCTCGTTAATATTGGTTGTCTTAATTTTATGCTCTTCGAGGAGGTCTCTGATTGCTTCACGTTTAGATAGCATGTTGATATACTCAGTAGAGTTGAGACCTAATCCCTTTAGAGTTATCTGAAATAGATTAGGGGTGAAGATCAGCTCACCATTGGGCATGGTAGCACCCTTTTCGTCATACCATCTATAAGCGACGAGGATGTTTCTGACGAACTCTGGCATCATAGCTTCTACCGCTCTGTAAGCGTTAGAATGTCTCTTCCATATGCTGTATGCCCTTTCTGCTCTTACAGCTACATCAGGTGCTACACCTGTAATCGTCTTGATAAGTCCATACACAGGATGCTGGGTATCAAGAGTACCCATATCGACAGGGTTGATAGGACCTGATATGGTAACACCCGCAAAAGCAGGAAGACCATACTGTATATAGTCTGCTAAATTACTTCCATATTCTTCCGATATTTGCTTTCCTAACGCTCTCATATCTACCTCAAATGCTTCATCTCTATCAGCAAGTCTATTGTATGCCCAGTGTATAGCTTTCAGAAACTCCATTGCCATAGGAACTCCACCTATACCTCCAAGTAAGAAATGAGTACCAAGAAGTGTAGCAAAACTTTTGTATTCACGCTCACGGAGTAGTTGTCTTGCACGTGATAACCAGTTGAGTGCAAACACACGGAAGATAAACATAGGTCTCAATGCACCTCGTGCTATCTGTGGGAGTCCTACGGTAGAGTAGTCAAATTGTGTCATATTGATACCTTCACGTTCTACAAACTTCGTCAACTCTTCACCAGATAACCCTTTTTTCTTTCCTATCTGGTAGAACATGGATGCCGCATGGTATCGGTTCATTATCTCTGCTTCCTTAAAAGGTAAGGATAAGTACTCAAATCCCGTCTGCGGTATAGTTTTTAACCCTTGTATGTTCTCTATATGTCCCATCATTTCTTTCACACCCTGCGCTATAAGCACTTCTCTTTCTACCAGCTCATCTATAAGTGATTTCAGTTCAGGGTTGAGTTTATCGTATTTCCTTAGTCTGTAGTTGATAGCATCCGCATATGCTTTAGCAAACATCGCAGTTGCTTCTTTAGTGGATACATATTTTATAGCCCACGGAAAAGTAATAGCTACTGGCTGCGTGAAGTTGACTAATGCTGATTTAAAGTTACCTGATAGGTAATAGAAGAACATGAATTTACCCAGTGGAGCAAACTTATACCGTGCTGAAGTAACATCATCAAGGGTTTTTTTAAGTATCTCTATTAGCGGAGCATCAGCATGGACATCTAATTTGGCTAATGCTTTTCTAAACTCAGGAATGTATTCAGAGTATACATAGTTCTTAACCATCTTGTGAGTATAGTCTGCTACGGATTTCTTTAAGTTCTTTTCCCATCCTTCTATTAAGTCTGCTTTCATTAGATGAACAGCAAAGCTACCTTTCCATTTAGCTGACATGCGTTCGAGTTCTACTAACAAATCCTTACCTGTAACAGTTAATGCACCCGATTTATCAAGGTCTTCTATAGCTGATTTGATAACCGATAGTATATGCGGCGGTAGTTCGTATGCTAATTCTGTTTTAGGTTTGTAGTTCTCTCCTGCTGATATTTCCCATTCAGGATGTTCCTGTTTGAGCTTCTTAACTATTTCAGGTATGTCTTTCTTGTTGTCTACATGAGCAAGATATGCTGTATTACCATCTTTTGTCTTAGCAAGAATGTAAAATTTACCATAACGGGATGCTGGAAAATAGTATTCATTGGCACGAGCATCTACTTGTTCATGTATCCTCGCTATCGCTTCCGCTTGCTTGATAATATGTGGGTCTTCTCCGTTCTCTTTTAGGTAGTCAACAAGCTCTTTTGCTTCTGTATAGTTCACAGGTTTTGTATATCCACCGTCAAGTCTTACATGATTAAGTAATGTTCTTCTGATATAGTAGTCCATAGCCCTATGAGTGAAATTAACAAAGGACTTGATAGCATTCTTTTCCGCTTCAGTAAATCCCTTAGAGTCGAGCAGTTCATCTGTAATAGGATATTCACTTCTTTTCTTACCTTCTTTTCTTAACTGTTCTATAAACTGGTAGACTTTTTCAGGGTTCTTTAGTGTGAAGAATGGTTGTAGTGACCTGTATTCTTCAAACTTGTATTTATTAGGTAACCGTTCTATCTGGTCAAGTATATCCATGTGTTCCCTAACATGAGGGAAGATACGGGTTATGGTATCGTTAAGCATTATCTTCTTTCTAATGTCTCCCTTGATACCCTTGAAGAACTCTAATGGCTCTGGCAGTTTCTTGAATGTTACTCCTAAATCCTGCAAGACATTTTCTACTGAACGGTAGCCTAATATAAGCTCACCTCTTTCGTTGTTGATGATGTCTGTGAAATCACGGGGTTTTGATTTCTTACCTGTTTGCTTTACCTCGGCTTTCTGGACGTCTTCTATGGTGGGGGAAGAGGTTTTGGAGAGAGAGTCTACATACTCACTACGGGTTTCTGGTTCTTTGAGAACACGAAGTTGTTCAAGTTCTTGTGGAGAGTAAGCAAGTTCAGGTTTGGTTTCAGGTTTAGGCTGTTCGGTTTCTTTCGTCTGTTCTGTAGCTGAAACTGGTTCTTCTGCTGGCTTTGGTGTTGCTTCAGGTTGGGCTTGTTTAGGTTCAGGTGCGGGTTTACCTTCTGGCTTAACCTCTGGTTCAACCTCTGCTGGTTCTCCCTTTTCTGTTACACGTTCTTCAGGGGTTGGTGCGGTTTCTGGCTTGACTTCTGGTTTAACCTCTGCTGTTCCTTTAACAACTCGGTTGTAGAGGTCGATAAGAAATTGTGCAGTATTTTTATAACCCATCTTTTCAGATATTTCGGTAATCTTGTGCATAGCATCTGCTCGTTTTAGCCCTAACTCTTTTATAACCCTTTGATTATCTATTTCTGTTTTATGTTTATTATAAAAAGTTTTTAATAATTCTAATCCTTTTACTGTAGTTTCACTAGTTGCATTTTTATATTTTTCTATAATTTCTGGTATTTTTTCAGATGAACTTTCAAAATAATCCAAAATTGGGCTTGGGAGAAAGGTAGAGTATTCCTTTAATAATCCACCGCTAAATTTTATTTTACTCAAGGGGAATACCTTTTTTACCTCTTTGGCAAATTTTTGTTTGTATAAGTCTTGTGCAACATATATTAAATCTCCTAATGTTAAGTTATTTAAACTTCTAATCTTTTCTACAAACTCTTCCGCACTCTTATACTTCCTTGCCTCCTCTGCTAATGGTTTAAGTTCTAGAGGTATATTTTCAGGTTTAACCTCTGCAGGTACTGGTTTCTCTACTTCAGGTTGCTTAACTTCTACGGGTGGTTGTTCTACTAGTGGTGGTTCTATTACCGGTTGTTCTACTTCCGGCTCAGGTTCACCCACTTCTTCCCTTGCCCTGTATCCCCTTACCACTTCTATCTTCGGTGCTTCAGGATATACAGTGTTAACTATCTGTTCAGCTCTTGCTTTAGTAAATCCTGCACTAACCAGAGTATCATAAAACTCACCTGCTCTGGTATCAGGAGAAAAGCGATACTCTACGCTCTTTCCAGCAGCAGTAACATCAGACGGTTCAGTTTTCCCATATTTCTGCTGTATGAGTCTATCTATCTCCTCAATCTGTTTCATCCGTTCCTGTTTTATCTGTTTGTCTCTTGCTTCATCTGCCTGACGGGTTAGTTCTTCTCTGATTGCCTGAAGCCTTTCTTGCTCTGGAGTTATCATTGGTTCCCTATTGGGGATTAAAGGGGGTTTACCCCCTTCTTCAGGCTTATAGTTTAGCTGTTCTATGAGTTCCTGTCTTATAGCCTCTGCTTCTTCTTTTGCTATATCTCCTCTTTTAATTGCCTCCTCAAATATATTGTATGTGTATTCTCTCTTCTTGAACTCCTGTAGGTCTCTCCAGTCTTGAAAGGTCATTCTGTTGTTTCTGACTGCTTCTGCTACCTGTTTCAGTTCAGGGTCTGTCATTGCTTTTTTGGTCTGTCTAGCTGCCTCTTTAACTGCTGCCCTCTGGACTGTTAAGACATCATTGTATGCTTTTACTGCAAATGCTCTCGTTTCAGGGGTGGAGATATTGAGGTCGTTTTTGGTGATGAAGTCTCTGAAGTCAATATACTTCTGTTGGTACATTTCATTGGGTAGGTCGAGAACAGGTTTCTTATTGGGAAAATACTTGTTTACTATTGAGCCTCTTAGGGTAGGTGAAAGTCTTGCTGTTCCGAGTATACCATACAGGGCATAAGAAGTTAATTCTGATACTGCTGTACGAAGAGGTTCAGCACTCTTTTCTCTGTATCCTCCTGTCGCTTTCTGACCTACTTCTATTCCTTTTTCTACCACTTCAGGAACAAATGAAAATGCTTTCTGGACTGTCTCACCTACTGGAGATATAGGTGTACCTATAATAGGGACCTTAGATACAAGTCCTCTTGAGCCCTCTATTACCTTTGTAGCTGTTTCGAGTCCTGCTGTGAGTCTGTCTCTACCACCTTTTTCTTTAGGTGGTTCTATGATAGCTGATGCTATACCTGTTGGGATTGCAGCTATTCCTGATGCTGCTTGAGCTGCAAAAGGTAAACCAAATGTAACTGCCATACCTTGTGGTGTTCCGTATCCTAATGCCTCTACTGCACCTCCAAGTGCCTTTTTGACTGTTTCTTTAGCGCTCCATTCAGGAGACACTGCTGTTTCATACCCTCCAGCAAGTTTCTCACCTATCCATGTGCCTATATCAGGTCGTTTATCTGGTAGTTTATCCCAGTCTCTCTTGACTATCTGTCTGATTGCGTCATCAGGGGTATTTTCGGGAAACTCAAGGGTGATGTTTTTTTCAGGAAGGTAAACCTGCTTGGGGTTGGCCATGAAGAACCCCCTAATTATTTGATGGTATATTCTGGAGAGTTAAGTAGGTTAGTACTAGGTTGAGAAGTAGGTCCCTTATTAAGGAATATCATCTTTGGCTCTTTTGTTTGCCTACCTGCCTTACCTAACGCCTTGTTTAACTCATTCTTAGCATATCCTAGGTCCACCATATTTTCAAACGCACCATAGATAACATCAGGGTTTATTTGTCTACCTACATTATCATAGTATACCTTTCTGCCATCCTGTAAGAACGCTTCTGTTCCATTGATAGTCGTTCCATCCTTGAGCAAGATCATTTTGGACTTTGGAGTACCGAGAAATGGTTTGTGTTGCTGTTGTTCCACTTTTTGTTTTGCAAACCAGAGTTTCATCTGTTCTATCTCATTCTGAAGCCCAAGTTTCGTCAGGTTAAATTCAAGTTGTTGCGCTTGTTTCCACTGATTAGCATCAAGTTTATCTTGATTGGCTATATAATGTTCCAGCAATTTCAAATCAGAAGATAAAGCATACTGAACGGCACCATCTATTCTTTTATTTGCTATTGCTATCTGATTCTGTATCTGTTGTATCTTATCTTTATTCTTCTCTGGATTTTTACTAAGTTTTTCCAGTTCATCGTATAGTTTATCTTTTTCTAATGTTAGTCCTTGTATGGTGGACTGCGTAACCTTTCTAGTTAGACCTGATTCTATAGCCGATATGGTAGATAGTGTTTTGTCGAGATACTGTATGTTGTTGAGGGTTGTGTATGGTCTACCTGTAGCGTCATACTGGACTGCTATCTGACTTAACACAGGGTCTGATAGAATGGTCTGTATGGTCTGTTTAGGAACCATGCCCGATACTTCGATCTGTTTGATGTCTATGGGTTTGGTAAGCTGTTGCTGGGTGGCTTGAGAGATTGCTTGCTGGGTTGCAGCTTCGGCTACTACTTTAGACGACGAGGGTTGAGTTTGAAGTGTAGGTGAAGGTGAGGTAGGTGATTGAAGATTAATAGGCATGTTGAGCATTCTCTGTTCTCGTCCTGCTTGTTCTGCCTGTATCTTTGCTATTTCTGCTGATGCTTTAGCAGTTTCTAATTGAGGTTGAAATAGTTCTCTTTCCCTTCTTAACCGTTCTGCATTCGCTAGCATGGACTGGATATTGGACGCTGTCCCTACTGCCTGTCCTGCTGTTCCTATAGCTCTGGTCAAACCTTCTGCTGTTCCTGCTAAAAATTCACCAAGTGTTGGCATTATATACCTCCTTTAATGTGAACGGAATGCTGTTGCTAGCGTACCAGTACATCTAGATATAAGAAGTACTGTTCTGATAGAACCTATGACGTTACACAGTTTCTCACCTGCATCGTAGAGTATTCTACCTATTCTACCCGGTTTGTAATCACGAGATACTCTACTTGCTATATCATGCATGATAGGAAGTGTTATTGTGTAGACTATTCTGGTAAACAGCTTACTTTTCTTCATAAGTCTTACTACATGATTAGCCCATGTGTAGTATCCTATTTTGGTTATGAAAGGCAGAGTGTCTGTGAACTGGTGAACGGTATCGTAGAGGTGTCTGGAGACGAGGTGCTGATGGTATAGTTCTGTACAGATGACAGTAGAACCTCCAAGAATATCACCTATGAGACCACCGACAACTGTTCCGACACCAGGGAATAATGCAGAACCTATATATGCCCCTGCTGCTGTTCCAATTCCCGTTGTTGCTGCCTTTTCCCAATCTCCTGTTGTAATACCTGTTAGTGCTCCAGAAACTAATCCTGCCCAACCCCATGCTGGAACGGCACCCGTGAAAGAAAGACCGGTTCCCGTTGTTGCTTCCGTTGCCCCTGCTTGTGCTACACCGCTTGCCGTTCCTTCAACTGCACCGGTAGGAACAGTAGCTGTGGCTAACTCTTGGGCACCTGTTGTTCCCAATGCTGTTTGTGCGGTTGTACTAACGGCAGGTCGAAGCGCCTTATATCCCATGTATCCCAAAGCTCCAAGACCTGCTAATTGTGCAGCACCCGATACGGCCTGCATGGTAGCCTGTCGTTCTGCCGCTTTTTCTTGTGTATCAAACTCATACCGTCTTTCTGCCATTTCCTGACCAAATCTTCTTTCGCTCGATTGTGCCTGTATCCATGGGGAATACATAGCATTGATAGCTCCTTGAGCGTAGTTCTGAAGCTGGGTCTCAGTAAGCTCTGGCTGACCTAATGCTCTTCTTGCTTCCTGTGCATTGAGTAGCTGTTCTATACCTGTGTATGATAATGCTGGATTATAAGGCATAGTTACCTCCTTATGTTTCTATTAAGTTTGCCACTTAATGTGATAGCAATAGTATGCTGAACAATAGTATGCTGAGGTTGAGGTTGTAGTTTGCTGTATCTTTTCATCCTACATAATATATACTTGCTATCATAGTGTAATGTCAATGTCTTTACCTCACTAAAATGGGGTCAAAGGGGCTTGCCCCTTACGCAAAGTCTATCCTCACTGGCTTATACAGTATGGAGATGTTGAGAGGCTGGATAGTGTAGGTATCGCTGGAATTAAGAAGAATGGACAAGGCATAGCAAAAGAAGTTACCTGTAATGTTGGTCTGACACACTGGAGAGGCTATGGGTGAGTTGTTAGTCGGGGAGATGGAGAGGGTGTAAGAGGTAGAAGAATAAGAACTGTCCTCATCTATACAGTGGATAGAAAGGTTTGCTGATGTGCTGGTGTAGGTGGTAGATGTAAGTTTAATCCTTCTTATGTTAGAGATGGTATATAAGGTAGTTCCTAGTGGTTTGACACCCGTTGTCAAAGTAGCAGAATACGAAGAATCTATCATTTTGTTACCTGTATTAAGTTTAGCAATATAGTTTTTGGTAAAACCTGCTACATATGGATTATTGTAAGAGTCGTATAAAGTTCCGCCATAGACTAGGGGATAGTTTCCCCTGTTAGCTAAAGTCCACTTCTTGTAGATTAAGTCAAAGATGTATTCATAGTATACGAAATTAGGTGACGAACCTGTCCAGTACAAGAAGTGGTATCGTGAGTTTACTATATCATAGAAACCTGATGCGTATTTACATGTTTGTTCAAATGATGATGACTGGAATTTGTCTGATATGTCGTCTGATATAGCTATGATAGATGAATTGTCAAATAGATAGACACCTGACTTGTTAGCAAATAGAACAACGGCACGGTTAATACCTTCCGTTATACGGATACCTAAATCACATACCGCTACTGTATAGGGTGAAGATGTACCTATAGAATTGGATACTGTGTAAGCTCTAATGTCATCCTTTGTAAAACCTGATATGTAGTAGATAGATTTCTCTTTAAATGCTATCAACGCTTCTGTAATGTCCGTCCCGTAGCGGGAGAATAGAGTCGCCATACGGGTTACATCTTGTGTATCACCTATGTTGAGTGTAATACTTTGTTCACCTGACCAGATATAGGGTGAAGATGGAGCAGAGATAATAAGTTCGTTAGATTTGTTTGATGTAGTAGTATTGTTAGCGAGGACAAGGCGGTTGTTCCAAATAACACAGGACTTGTAAGAGTTGAGGTTTTGTGTAGTAGGAATGGTCTCTACGTAGTCAAGATACGGATAACCCGTAAGATTACTGCTAAATACTATCTTGTAATAATACATCGGAACATCTGTTGCTATTGTAGTTTTCTTTTCAAGTTCTTCTGGTGGAGGAGAAAAATACACAACACCATCCTGACCAAAACTACATCCTGCGTTGGACGTTCCGTCTACGAGATTGGATACCGATACCCAATTATTTCCATTCCAGTAATAGATAGACATGGTGTTGGAGGCAATGTTGACCCACTTATATCCTCCATACTCGATAGCAAAGGCAAATCTGAACTCTGTACATCTAACTACAGAACCTATGAAGAACGTGGACATACCATTCAAACTCACGGTTGTTTCTGGAGACGGAAGATAAGCGGTACTAGAGAACCAGACCAAAGTAGAGTCTCTTTTGGATACAGGTAATGTATGATCCGTATAAGTTGTTCCATCATATTTCCAGAATACTGCTGGAGTGTATACTGTTCCATCCCAGAGGTTAGGTATAGTCTGGATTGCTGTTGCACAAGAGATATAGTAAAGAGATATATTGGTCGGTAGAGTGCCCGAATTAGGTGATAGTCTTATACGATACCAGTATAGATGACGGTTGTAGAGGTATGTTGGGGCATCTGATAGTTCCGATGTCTCTTCTGCATCTCCTGAAAAAACAAATGATATAGTTCCTGATTGTGAAAAACCACTTGTTCCGTCTGTTACATTTGAAGCTGATGTCCACCCTGAACCAGTATACCAATAGATAGAAACAGTAGAAGATACTGTATTAGGGTTTTTAATGTAGACATTTAACTTACGGAGTTTAAGAGGACTACCTATATCAAGGCATACCTTTCCATCTGTTCCTACTACAAGTGTAGCACAATACTGGTCATCATAGCTTTCATTGGTTAGCTGGTCTGTTATGTCTATCTCTTTTGAGCCTGGTACACGCTTAACCGATACATTGTCTATAGAGCAGCTTGTTGAATCAAGAAGGGGAACAAATCTAAGATTAGCTGTAGATGATGCCGTTATGGTTTGCACATAGTTTCCATTTGCCGATACTTGTGTTCCTGCTACACCACCTATATACGGTGTTACTGCACCTGATAGATAGTTTTTCACCGTGAACTTGAGGGTATATTGTTCACCTGCTACTGCTGAAATATTCTGTTCAAGGCTACCAGAACCCGCTACTGGTCCCTTATCTGCTTCATGGTTAACATTATCATAAGACCACCCTGCTCCAAATATCCATCCATCAGAAGAGGTAAAGTCTCCATTTACCACTTTCTCTATATCAGGAGCATTTATCACTGCTCCCGCTCTATGCTGTTCTCCACCGTAGATAAGGTTAGTACGTCCATTAGTAAAAACTATGGTGTTGTCTGGTGCTACCGTAAGCTGACCCTCAAGGCTACCCTTCTTCTTAATCCACACTACTGTTCCATCTGTAATCTTAGTATTGTAGTCATACGAGTCAAAGCTAGGTGGAGATGAAGCGGTCGTTCCCGATGTAATACATTCGAGATAGAATGATGATGGACACTGAATGGTAGACTGGTATAGTACTACCTGCCCCGATGTATATGCGGTCGATGATTTATAGTTGTAAGCTAATATTCTTTTTCGTATGTACGATGATGGACTAGCATAGTTTGATGGTAAAGAAGAGACTATATACAGACAGGAGGCTATAGTACTAGTAGGTGTGGTGGTGCTGGGATATATTTGATAAGCTATAACCGTTCCACCTAGTAGATTAGCACTAACCATTGTTCTTATAGCATGTTCGGTAGAGGAGGACAAAGATGTCATGCCATTCATAGTTTCTATTCCATTTGCAGTATAGACAAAATTGGTCAGGTCAGAAAAGTCATTCTCTCCTATAAGTGCAGAAGAAACAGAGGTAATAAGTCTTCCGTTCAGGGGAATGTCTTTAGGTCTGTATGCTATATCCTGTTGTTGCATAGATAACTCCTAATCTATGGGAGTTAAAGAGAGTTCATCCCCTCCTCCACTGCCACTTTATTGTGGGCTGATACTCACCATGTCTTATCGGACTATACTTTCTCACTGCTGCTTCATATATAGCAAAGTATTTATCTCCATATACGGGCTCTCTGTCCCTGTATTTGTATAACCAGCATATAAAACATGCCATAGGTATCAGCATATCATTGGGTAGAGGTATTGGTCTATACGGAGAATAGACTGGTGAAAATGATGGGACGTAATAGATAGGTAGAGTAAGGGATGATGAAGGTGTAGGGTAGAAGGTGATGGTATTGGTAGGTGGAGGAGAGATTAAGTAAGTATCGCCTGATGTTATACTGGTAGAAGGTATGGTGGCTATGATTAGAGAGGTGGAGGAGTTGTAAGCTATGACATAGCCGTTGTAGGTTGTTCCGCTGTGGGCAACGTGGACAGTTCCCCCTACAAGAGATTGGGTAAAGGTCCTACCTGTGTCGGTAAGAGTTACTTCCCCATTGGATACTGTTGCAGATGACGTTGCTGTTCCTGATACGATACCGTCTGGATAAGTAAAGTTAAGGGTATAGTTAGTAGGTATATCTGCTGTTTCTGAAGTATCGTAAGAAATATAAGTAGGATAGTCTATGTATGTTATTTTGTTGTTATCGTAGTAGATAGAAGGTAAGACATAATCGTCTTCTGATTTAGCAAAGAATTTAAGAAAGTCGTCTGGTAGAGTATATGATGATGTTCCTGATACTATGCTGATTGAAGACTGTTTGATGAATAATTGTGTTCTTCTTGCAAACTCTCTTAGGGCAGTGTTAAGCAGTTCATAAGTAGTTGATTCATCTATAAAGGTGGAAGTAGAAGATTCGTTGATGAGGGTGTAGACTTTACTGATGATAGAATAAGCATCCATTACGTTGCTCCTTTATTGACAAGCATTACTGTATTATCTCCTTCTCACCCTGATTCTTCTCTAAGTCCCTCAAAGACCTTTCTATATAGTAGTTCAACACCTTCTCATTATTCGGAACACCTGTTATAGCTGGCATGAAGGGGTTATACAGTATCTCACATAATCCTTGCTTTTCGGCATCTAATGCAAATTCAAGAGAAGTCATGTCCACCTCTCTTGCTGAGAACGTTTCTATTCTTCCATCTTTATACGTTTTCTCACACTCCTGTTTTGCAAGTACTATACAAAAACCTTTTTCATCTGCTTGATTAACCATGCACTTAGTAAGAAACTTTGCCGCATTTATCCTTCTCTTGATAATAGTCTCCGGTTTGTACTGATACCTTCTCTTCTTTCCATAAGGAGTATAAGTCATATACTTTCCTTCCCCATTTTTTTAGCCTTCTTTTTCACTTTCTTGAGGGTATGATATACCCAATATAGCCTCTCGTCTCAAAGATAGTAATAGCTCTCTTATCTAGAACAAACCCAGGATACTTAAACTTTATGCAAAACTCGTCTCCGTCACCATACATTTCAACAATTTTCTTCCCTACATCTGTTAGTCTCAACACCCCGTTGTTGTGTAACCCCTTAAGAATGCTTGCTTTTTCCTTAATGCTCGAAGTATGCCATGAAGAAATTATACCTCTTGGATCATCGTCATCGAGAGGCCTTACTGCCCTTCCTAAAAATTCGCCTCTTGCCACTTTTTGCATATTATCATCTTTACGTATATGCAATAAGTGGCTAGATGCTTCTCTATAGAAGGCACGGTTAGCTGTAATAAAGTTCTTAACATGGGTATGCTGACTATCTATAATATCCAGTACTTCAGTAGCAGTAACAGGAACAGACCTAGGTACTTCTGTATTGATGATTATGGTATAGTGGTTAGTAAAACGTATTTTAACATATGGTATTTTGTTATGTTTGTGCCTGAATGAAGAAAACTGTGAATGCTTAATATTGACCATATAGATAGTCTCATCGAAGGTCAGCGCTATTCTGTCCTTCCATCGTGCTATATAGTAGTCTCTACATCTTGGGCAGTCTAATCTATTACATCTATGCTTATACCATACTGCATAGTTTTCGTAGAACACCATTCCGTATGTTCCGCATAGGTCTTTTGAGTTCCGTTTTATCTTGAAATCTATATCACTGTATTGCATAATAATCCCCCTCGTTATCTATCCTTTCGCAAAACTTCCACGTTAGTAGACTCACCAAGTATCCTTCTCCCTATCTTCCACATGAGCTCGCAAGCAGTTCTCGATACCTTTCCGTCATAAACCTTAATGTTACATGCTTTTGCCCATCTGATTTCATGTTCAGCAAGAAGAACACAGGGTTGTGTCATTCTCCTTGCTTCTTCATTAGGGTCTGCTAATCCTCTTGCCATCTCATCTCTGGTAAACATAGCATTCCGTATTTTCTCTGATAGAGACGATACTGCTTTAGATACATAGTCCATCGCTCTCTTGTCAAATTTAGGGATAGCATCATCTATACCCTGAAGTCTTTCTTTTAGCATCTTAAGGTTAGCTTGATATTCCGCTTTTCTCCCTTCAGGAACCTGTCCTTCACGAAGAGTATGAGACATGATAGCTATTGTGTTTCCTAATTCCTCTTTGTATATGGGATTATACCATAAGGGGATGGTCGAAGCTATTTTCTTCCCATCTGGTGATAGGTCTGATTGGGTGAAAACGTTGAACTCTGGTTGTTCTATGTCGTCTATATCCACTCTCACTTGTTTGTCCATAATGTTTCCTCCTTTATCATAGGGTCGAAAAGGGAATACCCCCCCCTGTAGGAGTCAGAGGGGGGTTTACCCCCTTTTATGATACTATACTACCGTGTATGGCACGCCAGTTAATCGAGCCACAACCGAATGAAGAGTAAATACTATGTTTGATAGCAAAAACCTCAAAGTCTGTTATGGTGTTGTGCTCTTCTTTAATGCGGTCCAACCAGATCACGAACTGTTTCAGATAACGAGAGTCACCTAAAAACCAATTAGATGTAGATACTGTATCAAGGTAAATCCATGGGACTACCTTAAACTGTTTGTAGAGAACGTTGATGTTATTGTTAGCTGATGTAGGGTCTTTTTCCGATGCAGCTCCTGAACGAGGGTCATATCCAGTTATTTCAAGTGCTGTGTCATACAGTGCTACCGGAACGATAAGAGTGTCAGGCATAACATCAAAGAACTCACCTATATCGTCTTTGAACTTCATCATAGCTACTCGTGCTGCTGCCAATGATGTTTTGCTCAATGCTGATGTTCCGTAGTTGGTAAAACCTGTTGTTGTGGGAACACCGCTTTTGGTAGAGTGTGCAGCACAGAGGGCTACTCCTTCTTCATTGGACATAAACTCCCATGCGGCAGAGAAAGCATAGTTAAGAATGTTAGCTGCTTTCTTTTCTTTTACCCTTGCAAGGGAACGAGCAAGCCCATCCTGAAGGTTATCCATCACCCTAAACTGTTTGGTGTCTATAAGTCTGCGTTCTATCATAATACCTGCGGCAAATTCCTGCGTCTCTATCTTAGTATAGAAACCAGGAGATACAGATACGTACTGTAGTCTTCCGTCAAACTTTGGAATATCAGGAACAGAACCTACTTCCCAGTATTCCTCTGCTAGTCTTGTAGTTTTGTCTGTTCCGAATAGCTGTGGCGCTACAAGTTTAGTGGGTGAAAGATAATTTTCAAGGACTTTCGTTAAGTTCCTGTCTAGTAAGCGTGCAAAATTCTGAAGTGTTATTATATCAGCCATGATTTACCTCCTTATGCAAATCTAAATGTTACTGTTTCAAGACCGGATGTAGATAAGTTAACTTCTTCAACTATAATGTTGTAGTAGGCAGAAAGAGCATTTGTAGGGTCTACATACATGCTGAGGGAGTCAAACTGTACCTTTGATAGCCCAAGGGTTACATTAGCCCTGACATAGTAGTCTGTTACTGCTACACCGTAAGGCCAGTATACAGGGAAGTTAGATGTTGTTTTAGAACCATTGTTGCTGTCATCACCATTTACCCTGTATATACCCTTGTTAGCACCTGAACGGCAGTAGAATATAGTGTTGTAGTCTACCGTTCCCTGCGATGTTTCGGATTTGGTTATTGCAGCACCTGTTGAACTTGCATCTGCAGGATTAAATGCTGTCAATGCTCCACCAAACGTTCCCTGAATAACCGTATCCTTACCTATAAGCTCTACCTGAACCATAGGTATGGGATCTCCTACACTCCACATACCTTGTGCACCCTGCCAGCTACGGGCTAACTGTGCCGCCTGTGTCTGAACTCCTGTGATATAGTGTGCATTATATGTTGAAGAGTATGTTGGAGTTTTATTATTTGTTGCTACCACTATTCCTAATGGTCTACTTGTGGTAGGCGTTCCAGTTGCAGCACCAAATGCTGCAAGAAATCCCTGTGATGTAGTGACCATCTGGTTTACATACAGGGTTGTCCCATTTGTAACTGGAAGCCATATTGTGCCTAATCCTGATTCTTTGACTATCTTAAACATATCGTTACCTCCTCGTTTCTAGGGTTAAAGAGATTTACCCCTTCTGTTTACTGTTGATTTAGCGGATGTGATCAAGTCAGAATCTAATGCTAATTTTACGTCATCATCCGACAAACCGAAATACTGTGCAAGTTCTACTGCCTCTGAGTTGATAGAATATTTCTTGCTATAGTCTGATGGAGATGACTTTGTAGGGTGAAGAGGAGTATCTTCTTTTCCTTTGTAAGCATGACGAGATAGGACATCTACCTTTGCTTTGAGGTATCCTATTTCTGCATCTCTTACAGGGTCTCCTGTGAACACCACATTATACTTGTCATTCCACGTCTTGTAAATGTCAGAACGAATACCATCGTCCTCCTGTACAAGAAGAGACTGGAAGGTCTTGACATAGTTGTTCTCATAGCGAGTCTTTTCTTCCGCCTTTTTCTTCTCCGCTTCCGTGAGAACACGAAGAACATCTTCTTTGGTTGTAATTACTTCTTCTTCATCACCATCTTCTTTTACAGGTTCTTTGGAAGACATTCGTTCTACAAGGCTCTGAAGTAGTTTCGTCTGAGTATCTAACTGTGATGTCAGGCTAGTCATCGTTTCCTCAAGATACTTAACCTTACGTCCAAGACGAGAACGTTCTGCGTTGTCATCCTGCGATTTAAGGGAAGCGTCCTGAGTGTCCTGAGATTGATACTCCTGTGCATCAGGGTCTTTTGATTGAGGTAAAGTTTCGTTGTTCATTTCATTTTCTAACGTTTCGTAATCCATAAATCCTCCTTGTTCATGTTATCCTCGTGTATAAAAGACGTGGTTTTATACTGAAGATAAGAGAACGGTTTAGTGTATATCGTTGAATAACTCATTCTTTGCATTCTCATAAGCACCAATATACGAACTCCACCTTTTAATGAGTTCTGTAAGCACCTTGTATTCTATCTTGTCATTATCTGCTGTCTCAAGAGAGGTTATTTTCTGAAGGGCTTTAGCGTGCATATCTGTTAGGTCTGCAAGTAGTCTCTGTCCTATCTCTGTCGATATTGCGTCCATGAAGGGTTGATACTGTTTGAGCAGGGTAAGGGATTGTTGTTTGATAGTATTGTTGAACTTCAGGTAGTTGGTCAAGGATGTTGTTACTGCCTGTGGAATATCCTGTTTCATAGCATCTCCCTATTAATATATACTTGCAGGACAGGAATTTGTAAAGTGGCATTACAAATATTTTTCATATCTGTCCCATTTCTCTTGCTCCGGCTTCCACATTTGTCATTTCCATACCATACTGGTTGGTAGTTGTTGGCGTTTCAGGTGCTTTTGTCTGCCCTGTGGTTAGTGACTCTGATGTTTGGCTTGCCCCTTGCTGTGGTTGTTGGCCAAATAGAGACTGTATTACACTATACTCCCCACCCATAAGTTTAAGTATCTCTAACAGGATATAGTTTGCTATGTTGACTGCTTGAGGATGTTTTAGAGAGGATACTATCTGGAGTAGGTTAGTGTAGTTTTGTATCTTTGTTTTCTTGGAGTACTCAAGTTCTACTGCTGATGTAACAGGCTTGTAAGTATAATCTGCATCAGGGTCAAAGTAGGTTATCAGATTACCAAGTATCTCTCGTGCTGTTTCCTCTCTCATAAACTGATATGCCATCTGAAGTATCATCCAGTACAGTTCACAGTTAAATGTGTATTCAAGAGATAAGGCCTTGTAGGCCATACGCATGTCCGTTCTCTGTTCTGCCCCTGCTACTGCTGTTGCTGTTGTAGACGCTTTGATAGAACCTACATTACCCATTGTGGTAGGGAATATCGCTCGTAACTGCTGGAGTTCATTTATAAGCATTGCTGATTGATTAAGTGCTCCTACTACATTATCTGATATTTTAAGTTCCTGTAAGTCATTTACAGGATCTTCAAGAAGTATGGGTTTGTTAGGTGATATAACAAGCTCTGCTGGGTCTATCTCTCCATACTTTCTCATCTTGAACGCTGGAAATGTAGCAAGCATAACACGGTCATTAGAGATATTGATGGTGTCGTTGATTGCTTCCTGTAAGTTAATGGAAAAGTCTGTATCTGTTGTTCCTTCTGAACGGGTAGGGTGGATATAGTATAAACCACGAACAATAGGACGGTATGGTATACTTTTAGATGTTACATACCGCTCAGGGTCAAAGCGGATGAGAATGTAATTAGAACCAGATTTGACAAAGGTTATAATAGTTTCTATAAGTTCTGCATTATCAAGCGGATTACCTTGAGGGTCTATGGCAGGCGATATTCTGACAGGTATTCCATATCTGTCTCTCTCATGGACTATTGACCAGAATTTACCGTATCTTTCATAGACATCGTATAGAGGGTATGTTACTTCAGGAAAGACATAACGTGTGTCTTTATTGTATGATTCACGAGCCGTTTCTGTTTCCGATGATGGTTTAAGTGCTTCTACCTTATCTAGGTTGAAGTAGTTACACCGTTCTTTGTCTTTTACAAGTTCATCGTGAGATTTTTCATGGCGGATGATGATATAGCGTTTTTCCTGAATAGAGTATGCGTATTCAGGTGATACGAAAACATTACGAGGGTCTATAACATCACAGTTGAAGCAATCTTTAGTTATACGTTCTTTTGTCACTGTTTTAGGTACGGACACTATACGAGGTGGTTCTGTGTCTGTTCCAGCTATTATCTGGTCTTCCTGTTCTATGTCCTGCGTTGTAACTATTTCCTGTTCCCACCAACATAGAAGATATACTACTCCTGCTAGCTGACGAATACTTGTAGCCCTCATTAACTTCTGAAAGTAATACAGGTCTTTACGGTTAAGCATCTTGTTTATGAGTGTCTTTGTAGCATCACACCTTTTTTTGTCTTCTGGTCTATCACCTTCGAGGTAAACTTCCACAAAGTCTCTTGTCTGGAAATATTGAGTTGCTGTTGCAGATGCTTCTGTAATGTAGGATGAGAAAAATTCCGGTATATTGACATCAGACTGCCATGAGTATTTTTCTGATGTTCTGTACCCATCTACAGAGGATAGACCTTTTTCGTAGATGTCGGATATGTAATCGTTGTTGGTACGGGATGCCGATATTTCAGAAGAGATGATGTTTATGAGTGCTGTTTCAGCGTTCTTGATACTTTTCCGCATATTTACCTCACTATACACATCCTGTTATTAAAATATGTCGGTGCTATATCTATTGCATTAACCATCCGCAACCTTGATACAAGTGCTTTCTCTTTCAATGCTCCTTCAAGTGCTGTACAAAAGTGAGAATACTTCTGCTGTGGTTTTTCCTTCATATCTTTTTCCAGTAACTTATCTCTATTTTTCCATGTTTCATATGACCAGTTCCTCATGGATTCTATAGTATATCTGCATGGTGAGAGTATCCAGATGGTAGGTATTGCTCCGGCATTGTTATTAAAAGGTCTACCACACTGTAAAGAACCTTTTAAGCGTTTCCTTATCTCTTCCCTACCTGTATCAGATACAGTATCAAAACTTCTCCAGTATGCACCAGAACATACACTATCTCTTCTTAACTTGTAGAAGATATTGTTAAGCTCCTGAACAGGTGAAGTAGAGGTGTTGATAGACTTAATCTGTGCTCTTGGGTCTATTAAATCTGCTGCATATCTGTATTGTTTAGATTTACGTGCTATCAAAAACGCTATTTGTTCGAGGGTGTGAGAGTGTGGAGATATTTTAAGTTCGTCATAGATAAAACATTCGTTTTCAGGTGATAGCGCTCCCCATAGACATGCCCAATCGTTGGACTCATGGTAGTCTATTGTTCTAAAGTGCTTCCAGCTCTGCGGAACAGATGTAGAGGCAAAGTGGTCTATGGGATTTATAACATGGACAAGGGGATTAAAGTCTTTGTATACCCTGCCTGATACATTAGAGAATAAACCATATCGTCTTACATTTACATCTGATTCTTCTGTAAGCATAAAGAATCTCGATGATATAAACTCTTCAAAGGTAGAATATGGTGAAACTTCTTTAAGCTGTCTGTATTTCTCAAGCTCTTTTTCATATATTCCACGTAAGTATGGATTATCATCCGTTGCTGTGTAGATGACTGTTATGTCCGGATTGTTTGGAAGATGTTGTTCCTCAAATGCTTCCGATGACTTGTTGACTTGTTTAAGTCGTTCTGCTACTACTTTAGAACGGTAGATGTGTCTTGCTCTTTCGTAAAGCATGGAGTATATCCATTCCGCTTCACTTTCTGCTGGTGTAAGGGTAATAATCATGTCTCCGCCTGTCGAGATTAAACGCATGTTGTTCTCTTCGTATACTGAGTATGGCGGACATTCATCTATCCAGACATATGCCCTTTCTACGCCTGCCATAGAACCTACTGATTGTAAGAAGGAAGTAAACTCAACAAAAATGTATTGTGATGAGAATGGGTCCCTAATGGTTAAAACTGGATTCCTTGCGGTGATGTCTTTAACTATAAGTTCTTTTGGTAGACGTTTCATCAGTTCTGGATACTGGGTGTTTCTGACTGTATCCTGATTTTCTATTTTAGAAGGTAAGACCTTAGAAATAAAACGAACTATTTTGGATGACATGTCGTCGGAAAAGTTTTTGTGAGAAATAGGGTGAATGCGAAATAGACGAAGCATAAAGTCCATGATAGCTGTTGCCGTCTTACCTGTCCTGTTACCACCGATGAGGACAGTAATGGGAGAGGTGGAGTGTGTTAGTTTATCTAACTGAAAAGAGGGGATAAATGAAGTGAAATCAACAGTATATCTAGCATTCATCTTAGCAATATTACTATTTTTCCTGAACTTACTCCGCCACTGGCTACCTCGATACCTATTACTGGTTGACTGTAGAAGTATTTGATTGCTGATTGCTTGGCTACTGTACAGGTTGCACTGAAGATTGGATTATTGTTTGCGTCTGTAATAGTAGCTGCATCACTAACAGATGTAGGGTTTTGCCATTCAATAGAGTTGAGAAAGAATACGGTTTTGGAATCACCGTAGAGAGCATTACCTATATCTATTGCAGAGGTAAAGGTATCGAGAACTATTGGATTTGTGGTTAAACTGTTTGCCATGTTAAACCTCCTGTAAATGCACTATGTTCTATTTCCTTCTGCGTTTTTTACTTTCTCGTATGATCTCATCCCACCTAATCCAAGTAAAGCGAATAAAATCGTAATAAGGCTTCCTGTATCTAGCGTTGGAGCTACTACATTTACCTTGAGTAGTTTGACAACCCACTCAAATATAGAACTGAAAATGAATTGCCAAGCAAGGGCAAAAGCACATACCCAGCCTACGGCGGGACGCCAACCAGATACAAAAAGATTGGGATTTTTAGCTTCCTCAAGGTCGATGTCAGTCTGCGCTTTGGTGAGCAGATATTCTATTTCCATAGCTCTTTGCTCAAGCTCTGCCTTCTTTTCAGGCGATAGCTCACCGGTAATAGCTTGTCGAATATCTTTGGCAAATTGTCCAACTGATGTCAAAAGACCCGATGCACCGCCAGAGAAAATATCTGATATTATACTCATACGTCTCTTCCTTTTCTATTTAACTAAATCTTTCAAATCCATCACTGTTTTACCTGCTTTTACTAGCGCATTCTCAATCTCTCTAAACTTCCGTGCATTGTTTCTCCATACTAGCATACCAATACAGAAACCTATGATAGCCCCAACAATAAAAGTTACTACAATCATAGCTACACCTCCTTGTAGAATATACTCCAAAGTTTTAAGGTGCGGTTAATCCAGCCCCTGAAAAACTTTGCCATATCTTTCTTTGCTTCAACTAGCGAGTTGTAGTAAAGCTGACATTTGAAGAGAAAGTCCCGCCAGTTATCGGTTTCATTTCTTGCCTTTTTAGCTGCATTTTCCATATTTACCACCATACAGAAGAAGATGATGTTGTATGGATAAGACATACTATCGCATTGAAACCGATTCCAGTATTTATTTAGGTAAAATCCTTTAGCGTATTCTTTTGCTTCTTCAGGACTCATATTTATCATCTTCTTTACATCATCAGGATAGTATGTTTCGGTTATACCCCAGACGGTAAGTTTGCCGGGGTCTCCTGTTACACTAGAGGAATATCCCTCAAGACTACATAGTATTAAAAATGCTTTCTCAAAATCCATCATATAATTCCTACACGAGTAAATACCCTTGCTCTAGCAGCAACAACTCTATCACTGGTATTATTCCAGGTCGATTTTGCATACGTTAAAGTAACATCTCCGCTCCTATAAACACATGCTCCACTATCCCCACTACCATCAGTTCTACCGCGAATGTATAAATTATTATAGTAAACCCCAATATAGTCCCCATACTCAACAGGTATAAATGCTCTGATTAAGTTATAACCATTTACAACTGCTGTGAGTGGAGTTTGTCCAATAAAAACCCAGTTAGTTCCATCATCTCTAAAAACTTTCATTTTAACACTTGGAGCATCACCCGAAACATAAACCCAAACGTCAAATTCTTTCACAACTCCACGAGCATATATCCTTGCATCTACTCCTCCTATACCTCTTATTGCAATAACAGTAGCGTTAACACAAGATGTGGTATATGTGCTACCATCACTACCTTGAGTTTGAATATAAGCCATTAGTATTTCACCTGTTGTACATCACTTAAATCTTTTATCAATTCGTTAATCTGATTTATCTGATTCTCCAATTTTGTTTTCTCTACCTGAAGATTAGCCAAAGTTTCTTGCAAATATTTAATATCCATTTCAAAAACTTCTGCCACTTCCAATTCTCCGGTATTCCCGTTATAAAGGCTTAAAGTAATCTCCGGCTTGGTCGTAGTTTTATCAACCTTAATCATATTTTTCATCTTATAATCAGAATACTTGGAAAAATCCATACATTACCTCCTAATATTCAAAAGTTACATATAATAGTTTAGCATCTACTGCTAATGTATCTCCTGCGTTAGCAGCGTCTCTTGTAATTTTCATAATGACTGCATCATTATTTGCCAATTCCGATGGAGTCTCTGTCCACACTGCTTCTTTTAAATACTCAGCAGTTGAGGGAACAGTTACTGCACTGAAAGCATGGTCTGTAAAAGCAGCATCCCATACTTCCGGTGTTGTTGTATCCCTACCAACAAATGATACAATCCACATCACATCCCCACTGGTAGCATTAGCCTTAAATCCGATTCTTACAGTTATACCTCCACCACCCCATCCTGTAAGCCTAAATGAAGGGGATATTGCTATTTCACTTATTGAGGCATCAAATCTCAATTCGCCCCAATCAAAGTTTGCACCTTGAACCTGAACAAACTCAGCCCATCCCGTAGCAACCCTTGTTTCAAAACAGGAGGCAGGGAATCGTAAAATAGTTCCACCACCACCACCACCACCACCTGATACTTCAGCCCATTCTAATTGTCCAGAGGAATCGTTCCATTTGAGATATCTATCTGCATTCGGGTCAGCAGGGAATACCGAATCACTACCACCTACGGCATGTCGGGAAGCATGGGTTAATGCAGCATACAGTGTATCAAAATATGTCTTGAAAAAAGACTTAATCTGTGTCCATGTAGAAGTTACTAAAGCATCTGAAGCCGTGCTATCTCTATACAATACTTTATCGTTATCGATAGGAGGGTTTTTAGTCCCTACTGTTCCCAATGCTGTGTCTGTACCCTGTGTATGTAACTGTGCGTGAGTATGATTTATCGACGAATATAGACTGTCGAAATAAGTTTTAAGGGTAGCCTTGATATTCGCCCAAGTAAGTTTCTTTTTTGTATAAGATGCTGCACTATCTTCTATCAAAGTTATATCAGCATCGACTGGCGTGGCTTTATCAGTAAAGGTATTTATATCTCCAGCGGCACGCTTTAACTGAGCGTCATTGGTAACATTACCTAATCCAACTTGGTCTGCTGTCGTACTGTGCGGGTTGGAAGTGCTTGCAATATGTGAGTCAATCTGCGCATGAGTGTTTGTACCTTTATTTAGTAATTGTGTATGGTCTATGTTTGCCTGATTGACAGTAAACAGAGCGTTATCACCGTGCGTGGCGTCATTATTAGTAATTACAATGGACAAAATACTATTTGCTGTCCTCAGCTTAAAGGTATCTGTCTTACTGGCAGCAGAAGCCGTGTTAGTACCATCGGTTACATAGCTGTAAGCATTTTGATCTACTTCAGCACCAGAGGCAATTCCATCTAATTTTGACTTATCTGATGCGGACAAAAACCCATTTACAGATGTTGTTGCTACTGAATGCAAACCTCCCCCACCACGTGAGCCGTGAGAAGTATCATCAAATCGTGCCGATGGGAGTGTTCCCGCACCTAAATTACTAGCATTAAGATAATAACTCCCATGCTGACTATCTAATGTATCCGCATCCTTACCGGTCAGTGTTGATGGTATCCATCCTAAACCTAACACACCGCTTGCGTCGGCAATTGGTATCTTGGATGCGGTCGGCGTTGCCGTTGCATTGGCTGGATTTTGTACTACTAGACTATTAGCATCTAATGATGCCAGCCCACTCGCCGTGCCCTTACTTGCAATAAATGTGTCAATCTGCGCATGGGTATTCGTCCCCTTATTCGCCAGGTTCACATGATCAATCTGCGCCCCATCCCCCCCATTGTGATCATGGCTGTCGCCGTTCGTTACGCCCTTAGCAGTCGGCGCATAGAGCGTATCGAAGTATGTTTTTAGCGTTGCTTTGATGTTCGTCCAGGACAGCTTCTTCTTTGCATAGCTCGCCGCACTATCTTCAATCAGCGTAATATCAGCATCAACAGGAGTCGTCTTTTCTGTAAATGTTGAAAAATCATTTGAGGCTCGTTTCAGCTGAGAATCATTGGTTACGTTGCCAAGTCCCACCTGGCTTGCTGTGGTACTATGAGGATTGGACGTATTCGCAATATGACTGTCAATCTGTGCGTGAGTGTTTGTACCTTTATTTAGTAATTGAGTGTGGTCAATATTGGTTTGATCAACCGTAAATAAAGCATTATCTCCATGTGTTGCATCATCATTAGTAACAACAATAGATAAAATATTATTTGCAGTTCTTAGCTTGAATGTATCTGTTTCGCTACTTGCTGAAGCGGTGTTTGTACCATCGGTTACATTACTGTAAGCATTCTGATTTCCAGATTGACCTATACTATCCAGCTTTGCTTTATCAGCAGAAGACATAAATCCTGCAGAAGAAGTAGTAGCAACAGAATGTAAACTACCGCCACCTCGTGAGCCATGAGAAGTGTCATCAAATCTTAGTGCTGGAAGCGTACCTGTATTTAAATTACTAGCATTAAGATAATAATTGCCATGTTGACTATCTAATGTATCCGCATCCTTACCTGTCAAGACGCTTGGAAGCCAGCCCAAGTCCAGCGTGCCACCAGAGCCGGCTTTGGGGATGAGATTAGCTCCTGCTGTGGCACTTGCAACTTCATCACTACCACCGTGCTCGTGTGTGCTTGCGTGTGCAGTCGGAGTTCTGGCATTCGATAGTCTCGTATCATTTGCTTGCACCGCCTTTGAAGCAACACTCTCTCCATCTGTTGCTAGTTGCACCTTACCCTTAGCAGATGTACTTGCATCCGTTATCCAGCTATCCAGCTTTCCACTTGCATCAGCAATGGGTATTTTTGATGCTGTTGGGGTAGATGTGGCGTTGGCAGGGTTTTGTACAACTAGGCTGCTTGCATTTAGCGATGCCAGTCCGCTTGCTGCGCCCTTGCTAGCTATAAAAGTATCGATTTGAGAGTGGGTATTTGTACCTTTATTTGCTAAAGTTGTGTGGTCTATTTGTGCACCATCACCGCCATTATGGTCGTGACTATCTCCATTTGTAACTCCATTTGATATTGGTGCATAAATGGAGTCTAAATAAGATTTCATAGTTGCTTTTATGTTAGACCAGGTTAGTTTCTTTTTGGCATAGCTGGATGCACTATCCTCAATAAGCGTAATATCAGCATCAACAGGAGTAGTTTTCTCGGTAAATGTTGTAAAATCGTTTGCTGCACGCTTTAATTGGGCATCATTGGTAACATCACCTAGTCCGACTTGGCTTGCTGTTGTGCTGTGGGGGTTGGAAGTGCTTGATATATGACCCGAAACCGCCGACTCCGTTAAAGTTGAATTACCGATTGAACTTACATCAGTAAATTTTGGGATGGTGTTGGCAGTGCCTGAACCTGTTATCATATTAGTATGTGTATGGCTCAGTGTTGCATACAAACCATCAAAATAGGATTTTAGAGTTGCTTTTGTGTTAGACCAGGTCAACTTCTTCTTCGCATAACTTGCCGCACTATCTTCGATTAGAGCAATATCGGCATCCACTGGTGCTGTCTTTTCTGTGAATGTTGAAAAATCACCCGCTGCTCGTTTCAATTGTGCATCATTGGTAACATTGTCTAGTCCGACCTGTGATTTTGTTATGTCGGCAACCTTAGCAATCGTTCCTGCACCCACCCCATGAACACCTGTAGTAAGGGCTGCATGGGTGGCAATATCTGTTGCCCAATCAAATAGAGTTTTTACTTCAGCAAGGGTCTTCTTTACAAAGGTACCGGCACCCGATGCTACCAAAAAATCACTGACTGCTGTAGCAAGGGAATGCTTGATGTATTGAGGGTGATCATCGTCTAAAAGTCCACTTAAAGACCCATGATCATCATGTGGGACAACTGTTCCAAGAGTATGCCTAGTTGTAGTATCATGGCGTGCAGTATTAAGATATTGGCTATGGTCATCATCACTTAACCCACCCAAGCCTCCATGGTCTATTTGTGCACCATCTCCTCCAAAGTGGTCGTGAGAATCTCCATTGGTTACGCCTTTGGAAGCAATCGCATAAAGGGTATCGAAATACGTCTTGAAAACGGTCTTCAACGAGTTAATAGAAATCTTTTTAGTTGCAGTGTGTGTAGTATCTACAATAGGAAGAACATCATCATTTTGTGCTGATGTATATTCAGATAATTCAGATATTTTAGGCATACTTAACTCCCCTTATTCTTCCTCTTCTTTCTCTTCTTTGCAAAGTCTCTCAACTGCTGTTCTGACATGGATTTAGCAAGTTTGGCAAGTTTCGGAGAGTATGATTTGGGTGTCTCACCTCGCTTGATACTTAATGCTATTGCCATTGCTTTGCGTTGTCTTTCCGATACTGCTGGCATAAATTTCTCCTATTAGAGTTTGATCTTTGAGCCAAGAATGGCGGCCGTTCCTCCGAGAATGCCACCGAGGAATGAGGCTATCTTGTCAAAGTATTTACGGCTCTCAAGACGCTGAACACGGCTGTTGAGATTCTGGATAGCACAGTAAACCAACCATAGCTGTTGAGTCTGTGGTAACTTTTCCCAGTCTTCCTTCGGTACATCTACCATAAAGCCGTTCATGGTAGTCTCCATTATGCAAGGATACCAATGGACCGAAGTTTTGTTTCAAGGTCTGAGAATCTTATCTGCAGGTTTTTTATGACCTTTAAGACTGTATTGCCCTCATCTTTAGAAGCGAAACCGTAGGGTGATGTAGCAGTCAAATCCTGAATTGCGTAATCAGGAGTTGTTGGTTCTGTATGGGTAATGGTTGTTAGCTGAGCTGTAAGGGCTGATTGCTGGGTAAGGTCTATAGTGCCTACAAGAGTACCTGAAGAGTTGTAGACGTACAGCTTATTATCTGATTCACCTGCTATTGATGCTCCTCCTAACGCTATTCCATTTGAAAATCTTGTTACTGACATAGCATACCTCCGTCATAGAGTATACTGTCCTCCACAAAAAGGACAGTTGTGTGTTATTGTATATGATCCTGTTTCACGCTGCTCAATGAACAGTTCAAGACTTGTAGCTTCGTCCATTAGTATTGTACCATTTTCACATCCTATTAGCATAACTGATGTGGATATAGATACTCCAGAAGTAGGTTGTAAGATGTCCCGTTGGGTATCGCAGATAAAACCACAATACTGACAGTAAACATAACGGTTTTTAGCATCACCATCTCCGTAAACATAGCGAGCTTTCCTGAGTGTTCTGGATTTTCTAGTTGGTGAAGTATCGTGTATTCTACTGTATAGCATCCTTATCTTCCTGTTGCTTGCTGTCCTGTTTGCTGTTTTGTACATTCTTGTTAAACTTATCGATGAGGGTATCGACAAGTTTCTTGGTCGAGTGTTCGGTCATTCTGGTTGCGAGTTTGTCAAATATACCTACTGAGGTGAGGATTTTAAGAGCTATTTCTGTGCGTTGCTTCTTGATGGTATCATCATCTGATTTCAGAACCTCAAGGATAACATCTACTGCATCAGGAACCGCCTGTTCTAATGCTAATAGCTGATGGTTAAGCATTTCGTCTGGAGTAGAGTATTTAGATAGTTTTCTTCCCATTCTATATAAGATATACTTCCGATATTAGAAAATGTCAAATTTTTATGCTTTTGAGGTGGTAGAGTTTAGCAGAGGTTGAAGTAGGGGTGTGGTGGGGTTGAGGTAAAGTAGAAGAAGTGGAAGCGGAAGCGGAGGCGAAAGCAGGGGAAGGGTATCTAGCCACTCTCTGCATATACTAGTACTAGTACTATGTGCAATAAGTGGCAAAGTAGAGATATGTATATAAAAATGTATATAAGGTAATGCTTAATATATTCCTGCTATTTATCCTAGCCATTATGTAATAATATATGCAATAAGTGGTAAGAGGGGAAGCGTTATACACCTATCTAGTATGATACTAGTATGCAATAAGTGGCAAGGTAGGGGTTCTTGTGTGTGGAGTTCTTGTGTGTAGGGAGGACATTGGACCTCTCCCCCTCTCCCCTCCCCCCTTCCG